TTAACCTGTGCAATCTCAGATTCGTTCATCTTACCCTCTTACCAGCAGAACCATTCCCACAAGACCAATCATTGCAATCAACCCGAGAACAATCATCGTAACGACAGCGGCATCCCGCAACTCTTCGATCTTTGCAGCCCGAGCCTTCTCTGCCATGTACTTTTCCCGCTCAATCTCTTTACGAATGTTAATCACCTCGCGCTGGACCTGATCCCAAGCAGCCAGTCCAAACTGACCGACAAACATGTTCTTGGCCTTGGCGGTCAAATCTTGGGCCTCGGCCTTAGCCGTGTACCGTTCAATAGCAATCTGCTCAGGTGACTTGTTGGAGAACAAAGACTTACGGGGTGGTTCCGCAGCAATCTGGGTCAGCTTTGCAAGGCTACCCCACAAATCAGACAAGTCTTTGGCAACATGCTGAATCTCTTTGCCCGCAGCTATGCCCGCTTTCAAACCAGCGAAAGCTGTTTGGGCAAGAGCTAGTACGGTTAAAGGATCCATGTCACTTCTTCTTTGCAGCTCGCATGTTGTCAACAAGGTTCGGATACGGACGGCCCGCAGCCTTAGCCGCAGCTTTGGCAGAGGACTTCTGACTTGGAGACAGAGACTTTGATTTCCCCAGTCCTTTGGGACGAGGCTTATCCCAGACTTGCTTTTTCATTTGCCCTTATTCCTTTTGCTGATTGCCGCAGCCTTTGCCTTGGCATCTGCCTTGGAGGAAGCACCCCACACCTGAAGAGACTTCAGCAAGCGTGTGGGCTTGCCCTTTTCATCCCGCTCTGGTCCCGGCATGTTTCCCATGCGAGCAAGGAAGCTTGCCCGACGTGGGTTGTCACCCTTGAGAACGGGTGGCTTGAGGTTATGCCCCTGCGCTTTGGCAGAGGCACGACCCTTAGCGTTTAGCCCACCGGAAGGGTTCTTGCCTTCGGAGCGTGTCCAAGCTGGGGTTTTTGCCATGGTGGTTACCGTACGAGATACTTAACCGGACGCATCTGAAGACCAAATCCACGCGCTTCCTGACGACCTTTAGGAGCAGGGGAGATCGGAGCACTCTCTTGATGCTTGTAGGGGATTGTACCTTGACGAACGATTTCCAGATCGTGGATGATTGGAACATCCTTTTGTTTAGCACTTTGGATTGGGGACTTCATGGGTATCTCCTTTGATAGGGAACAAGCGGGAAGTAGGGCTTATAGAACTGACCTATACCAAATTGGGTAACAGGTTGGCTATATTGCGGAACAGTTACTCTGGGGTATGACGTATATACTGATGGGGTTGGAGTGTAAGTGGGTTCTCCCAAATTACTAAGGAACTTTGAAACGTCATACTTTACAGGGGACGGAGTAGTTATAACAGGGGTTACTGGTGTTGTTACAACATCTGCCGTGGTTGTGGGGACCACTGTATCATCTCTCTCGCCACCACCGGGGCCGCTGGTATCACCAAGGGACGGTCCACCCGGTTCCGCCCCAAGACTTGGTGATACTCCGGGATCCCCACCCAAGTCTGCTGGATTGCTGTCTGTTTTACTTGGTTCTTGAGTTTTTGCCTCAGGAGGAGTAACGGAAGTTTCGGGGGTAACGGTAGTTTCGGGAACGCTAGCATCAAGGTCTGACCTTGAGTTAAACGAGGATCCTAATGCTCCAAGTTGACCTGAACTTGGTGACCCCGCGTACCCCGGAGTTGAGCTGGGGTCCGTATTCAGCCCTCCAAATGGGGTGGAAGTATTAGATCCGGGAGTTACGTCAGATGTAAATCCGGAAATATTAGTACCAAATCCGGCTTTTTCTGTGTTGCCAAGAGCGGTGGCTACGTTTGAACCGGGGGTTGGCGTAGTAGCATTTACAGCTGGAGCAGCTTCAAAACTTAAACCTAGTAGGCCACCTAAAAAGGCTGCTTCCTTGGCGTTGGGGGATGGAGCGTCTGGATCTTGACTATCAGGGGGAGCAGCATCCGGAGGAGAAGGATCGTTTGGACCTACTGTATCCTGCGTATCATTGCTAGGATCTCCAATGGCAGACCCTTGATTATCTCCCGGATTCCCGGGGTCTGCGGCACTTGTGTTTGAGGAATTGTCATTTGTAGCTTCACCAACGGAAGTTCCTCCTTCAGAAGTTCCTCCTTCAGAAGTTCCTCCTTCACTATCCTCAAACATAGGTAGCCCAGTACGCGGGTTGATGCGACCGGAACCGCCCATCAACTTTAACAGAGCTGCTTCGCTTGGGGTAATATGGGCAAGGACGGTGTCGCCACCTATACCGGCAGCACGAACCCGCTTGGCATCTTCCTTCAAGGAAACGATACCGCCATGCTCGTACTTCATGGGTATCTCCTTTGATAGGGAACAAGCGGGAAGTATGGTTTATAGAACTGTCCTATGCCAAGTTGAGTAGGAGCCACTGATATAGGATGCGATTTATATACGGAGGCAGTAGGAGTAGGTTTCCCCAAGCTCCCAAGAAATTTTGAAACATCATATTTTACTGGGGACACGGTTTTGGTTGTGTTTGTCCCCAATGAAACAATTTTATGTTCCTGATACGGCTCTTTTTTGTTTATAATAATGTCTTTTGTTGGAGTCTTAGAGCTATCGTCAGTACCATCTCCCGGTCCGTTCCCTTTTCCGGTACCATCGTCAGTACCATCTCCCGATCCTTTCCCTTTGCCAGTACCATCGTCAGTACCATCCCCAAGGACTTTCCCTTTGCCAGTACCATCGTCTAAACTAGTTTTCCCATCGGTACTAGTTTTTCCATCGGTACTAGTTTTCCCATCGGTAGTTGTATCAACGACGGTTTTGGTAAGCGGGTTATTCCCTTTAAAAGCATCGATTGTTTCTTGATCCTTGGCTAAAGAATCTTTAAGAAGATCAATCGAAATTTTACTTGTTAGTGGATTTTCTAAAAGATCCTTGGTTAATTCCGCGTTCTGATTTTGTTTATTTTGTAATGAAGTTGCAATTGCGTCCATAGCGGTTTGTGTTAAATTTGTGCCACTTAGGATATCAACCATATTGCCAATACCCTTGGCATGTTCTAACAAACGCTGGCTATAATCTTCTGCCTCTTGCGCTTCAGCCTTATCTTTTGCCTGTAAAAAATCAGGCGTTTTTGCAACGTCTGAACTTCTTTCAACAACTGGCTCATTTTTAATAACTTCATCAATAGTCTGCTGGTCTATTTTAGGGCTAGTAGCGTCCGTGTCCGTTTCTGTTAATGAAAATGTTGTCGGTGTATTGGTTTGGCTAAATTTATTTTCTTCATAACCCGGATCTGGTTTTATTAAAAGCGGGTTTTGTTCAAACGTTGGTGTTTGTGTTTGTGTTTGTGTTTGTGTTTGTGTTTGTTTGTAGCGTTCCATGGCAGCATAAGCTCTTTCAAGGCTATCCCGCGCTTCTGGGTCTAAATCTCTTGGATGAACAAAACTTATGCTGAAATCATTTGTGGTGTTTCCACCGCCACCACCCGCTGGGTCAGTGGTGACTGGCTGATATGTATATTTTGATTGATCCCCTAGATTAAGAGCTTTATCGCCCGTGTCTTGTGCGGTTTTGATAAAATCAGTTGTTGGGTTGGGTTGTACATTAAAAAATTCATAGTATGAACGCGGATCTGGAGGCGGTACAATAACATCACCAAAATCAGAACCCGGCAAAATCGGTTGTTCTGTCACCACATCAGGTTGGGTTTTAAACCCAGTGTTTAAAACCTGTGAAGTAGGTTCCGATTGGTCAAATTTAAAATTTTCATTTTGTGTATCGATATGATTTACAGGCTGACTATTGAGACCTGGTAAGTCTGCCAGTGAGGATGAAAACTCAGTAGGTCGCTGTGGCGGCAAAGGAACTTGGTCTGGTGGAACAAAATTGTTTTCTAAGTATGGACCGGCAAAGGCGTCTTGAAAATTTACGTCTGTTGTTTGACCGCTATATGGTCCGTAAGCAGCACTTCCAGTGGTCCATCCAGATCCTAAATGAATCTGCGGGCCAAATCCAGTATACCTCATACCCTCATCTCCAACCAAAAACTGATTGCTATTCATGTCATGAGATGAGAGAATTTGGTTTAAAGATGATTGTAACTCTGGGTGTGCCTTTAAAACATCGGCAGGAATTATCATTTGCCCTTCTTGCAAATTACTCCTCAAATAATTTTCCGCGTTAAATCTTCCGGCTGAATCAAGCCCTGAATTTAAACTTGCTAATCCCTTTAATACCCCCTGATAATCATCAACCATGACTAAAGACCTTTTCTAATTTGACTTAACACAGCTATAGATTGAATTTTTTTAACTGGGTCAGATGGTGAGTGAATGGTTGCCCATTCCATTCCATTTTCGGTTGGCCTACCACGATGCACAGAAACAACATGTTTTTCATGTATTTTCCCTTTAACTCCAACACCGCCGGGCGCATCTATTTTCTTTTTTGAATCATGTATTTTTGCTTCAACCACATATGCTGGTTTTGTTGCCGTTGCTTTGTATTTTAGGGGTGCGTATTCGTGAGCATAAAATGCAGCCTCAGCGGGGTCTTTTGAAAAAAATGTCAACCCTTTTTCACTACTGCCAACATTATATTCACCCGTGCTTTTTATGTGACCTGTTTTTTTAAAGCTCCTGTATTCGCGGTTAGACATTCCGCGAAAGTAAGTTTTATCATTTTTTGTTTGTGTGTCAACAATACCGGCAATACCAGTAGCACGACCCTGCTTCGCGTCCTCCTTTAAGGAAACAATACCACCTTCCTTATACCTTTGCTGGAGAAAAAAGTCAGGAACAGCTAAGGGCTTCACCCCCGTGGCACTGGTATCAAGGGATTTGAAATAGTTGTGGAGGAACCCAAGTTCTTTCAAGCCGTTTCCGGATCGCCCCGAGGAAGCGTTGGCGGTATCCAAAACATCCTGCGTAGACAAAGCTGCTTGCCGACCTTCGAGGGCGGCTGCTTGCTCAGGTGTTTCTGCAACGTCAACCTTAGGCTTCTCTAATACTCCGGCAGAAGTCTGGCTAAAGGTTTTAGGTTGGGACGGGGCATCCCCGGAAAACTTAGATGTAATCTTATTTGCAAACTCGGACGCTGTCATATCCGGTTTACCGCCATTCCATGTAACGGCCTTCTCACCCACCACTTGTACGGCGGGCTTATCTCCGGCTTTCAACAAGTTACTGTAGCCCGCAGCACCCTGCTGATGGGCAGCGTACAAATCGGCAGCAGTGGGGTTCTCAATTCCCTGACGTTGCAGGGAAACCTTGTTCCGAGCAGCCATACGGGCCGCTGCTTCGGCAGACTCTTCCAAGCTGTAGGGGTTTTTTAGGTTAAATTCTTTTTGGCTGTCGGGAACAAACTGAAATGGACCCGCCGCCTTGGACTTCTTATTGTAAGCCTGTACGTCTCCCTGACTCTCAAGAGTTTCCGTCCGGCTGAGGTAACCCTCAGGCAAGCCATAGCGGTCTTCAAGGGAACGGAAGTACTGAGCTTTGTCTACCATCGTCAGGGCCTTTTAGCTACATGGGCTCTCGCAAGAGATACGTTGGCACGAAGCTGTGAGATGTCCTCGTTCGAGTTACGACGCTCCTCATCTGCCCGTTCCTTAGCAGCCAGACGACGCTCATCAAGGTCAATACGAAGTGCAGCCTCTTCCGCCTTCTGTTTAACAGCTCTGTCGCGGATTTCCAAGTCCTTGGCCTGAAGCTCAATCAGCGGATCTGCGCCCTTCGGTGGGTTGAGATCTGCCATAACCTTGTCGATCATCTGCGCTTCGATCTGCGCCTGTTGTTTCACAAGGGCCTCAGGCGGAGGCATAGGAGCCCCCTGTAACTGCTGCATCTGTTGCATGATCATCTCATGCGCCGCCATTGATACATGCTCAAACACATGACCTAGCAGAATCCCGTAAACTTGCGGTGAAGTTTGGATCAACTGCGATTTGATGAAGGCCATATGCGCTTCGATATGGGCTACATGGTCTTGATCCGGAAAAGCCTGAAGAGCAGGAGCACCGTTGGGTACAAGCATAGAACGAGCATTTTCGATTGCCGGGCCTTGGGGTTGTGGTCTGGGAGGGGGAGGCAGGATCATATCAATGTTCCGCACATCGAGTGCGGCGTACATGCGATGATAGGCCTCGTACTGGTTATGCAGCTGCGGGGCTTCCTTTGCCAACTGCAACTGCTGCTGGGCCAGCGCGATACGCTGGGTCATGCTGAAGATGTTAGGATCACTGACGGGCAGGATGTCAATCTTGTCGTCAAAGTCTTGACGCTTAATATCCGGAGTGCCGCCTTCTACCTCATATGGGTACTGGTCAGGCATATACTCGGCAAACACCTGAGCCAGTAACCGCAACTCCTGCTTTTGGGCATAATGCAGACGCTTGTGCACCGCGCTCATGACGCGAGAGCCACGTTCCAGCAAAGCGATGGTGGTTCCAACTGGCAGCTCTTGGTTGCCATCTGACATACCAAGATCGGCGGTTCCGAGGAACTTCTCTGCCGAAGAAACCACGAAGCCGAGCAGCTGAAACAGCGTACCGCTTGGTTCTTTGTAGGGCAAAGGCAGCAGATTCTGCGCCAAGTCCCCGCCGGGTGCGTCGACATCGCGCCATTCGCCCGGTTGCAGTGGGGATTCCTGATCTTGGATCCGCAAGCCACGCGCTTTGAACCCGGCAGGGAGGTTTGCCAGCGTACCAGCGTCGATCAGCTGGCGCAAAATGGAAGTTCCGCTGCGGGCAAGGTTGCCCAACAGGTGGATCAGGCCAAAACCGTAGAAGCCAAGGCCGGGAAGAAACTTGTAGTGGACAAAATACTGCTTTTTCTTTTTCCGGACGTCATCTTTTTTGTAGTTGCGGCGGATCGCCAGCACGTCGCCGGAGTCAGAGTCAATTGTTACGATGTATGGCAGCTTAATCCCGGTGGGTTCGCCCTCATCGTCCAGATCTTCGAAGCCTTCGATGTCCAAATAGCAGTGGCACTCCCACAAAACGTAGTCTTTGGGGTCGCCAGCGGGCTCAATCCCGCTAATCCGGTCAATCTTTTCGTCAATATCGCTACGATCAGGCTCGGTTGGACCTGTTAAGTCCACATCACGGTAGAATCCGGTGACCTGTTGCTTGCGAAGCTCGTTCTCCGAGACCCGTAACACATGTGTTACCCGCTCTGCGGTCGCCAGATCACGCGAACCGTAGGGAACGATGAGATCTTTTGGCAAAATGTAGGGGCTAACAGCCCGTCCAAAGTCGCCGTCGTAGTAAACCTTCTTGAAAGCCGAGCCGCCGTAGCCGACATAGAACAGCATCTGGTCGAACTCGGGGTCGTACTCCTCCATGACTTCCGTAATCTGGTAGTTCATGTAGTTTTTGACGCGGTCAGCTTGCTGTTCGCGCTCAGGTGTCACCTTACCAACGATACGCGCCCGTGCGGGACCGCTCGCAGGGAGCAGTTCCTTGTACGACTGCGCCTGAAACTGGGTAACAGCCTCGTTTAGGAGGGGGTGGGTTACGCCAGTCGATCCGTTAAACGGTTCAGTGCGTTCCTCATAGGTAAGACCAAGGAGAGTAAGACCCTCTTCATATGTCTTTTTCCACTCCTCACGGCCTGAATCGTCTTCATCAATAGCAGACGAGAGATCCTGACTGACGGTTGCAAGGACACTGTCATCCAGAACCAGTGCCAAGTTGTCGCCAAAACCGAGTGAAGATATGTCCATTTTCTCTGGATCTGTGTCGCCAAAAGTGATTGTAGCTCCACCATCTTCATCCTCCTCAATCGTGAAATCATCGCTCTCGTCAATACCGTCTTCCGGCAACTCAACCTCCGCGCCACCAAGGTCAGAGGACAAAGGACCGCTGTACAAGGAATCCGCAACATTGTTGAAAGGAGATTTTGCCATCAGTAATAAACCCTGTACGTTGACCTCGGACCTTCGTCCATGGTGTAGTCATCCGGATGTGTAACAAAGCCACCCTGCCGGAATCGCATGAGGGCCTGTGAAGCGCAGTCAACCAAATCGTCGTGCTCACCGTTGGGGAAGGCCGCTATCTCCTCGACCACTTCCTCCGCCCACGATGCGTCCGGCCTCCAAACTAGCCCCGCTTCGAACAGCGAAGCAACGGAGTTCAGACGTACATGCTTATCATTCCCACGGCTCGGCGTAAAGTCCACAGCCGGGATGCCAACGCTCCGGAGTTCTTGAAGCAAAGGAAGACCCGCAGCCTTCGCTTCAATCAGGACTGTCTCCGGTTCCCAGTACTTGTACTCATCAAGAGCAATACGTTTGAGCTCGGGGAACTCCCATCTGCCCTTCTTGCAGTCCAGCAAGATGACGTTCGCCGGACCATCCTCTCTGGGGTAAAAGACTCCCCACGTCTGGATCGCGCTGTAATCGGCTGTCCTCTTCTTGGTGTGCGCCGTGTCGTACGACTGCATCACATACTGCAAACGGGGGACCTTCTCGTGATCCCACACGTTCCACCAGCTGCGCTTGATAATCGAAGCTGAGTCCGCCGTCGGCTGTTGCATATATTGCGCTTGCCACTTGGACGGGGTGATCGAAGCCTTAATCGACTCCAATTCATCAAGGCTCCAGTACTCAGGCCATAGCGGCTCACCGCTTTCCAAGATTGCAGGGAACTCCACAATCTCCCATTGGTCAGCCTTGGGGTCGGTCGCT